CATACTATTTCAGTATCTCAGTCTTTGGACTAACAAACCCTTCTTTGGAAGTAATTTCTTTTCTTTGGAAAAATGAACCGCACTCGCTCTCAAGCCGCAGACTCTGCACCTAGTCGTGCACGTTCTACTACCAGCGCTCAAGACGCTGCTAGACGCCGTAAGGGAAAAAGCCCTGATTCTGGCCCTCGCCATAATGGTCCCAGTCGTCCTTCGGGACGAGCTTCTGGACCTAGCCAGGGTCAATCCGCCGCTAAGCCCAAGAGTTCTCGCCGTGATGAGACCGAGTTTAAACAAAACAAACAAACTGACCGCCCCAAACGAGAGGCGGCAGACCCCAAACCCCCTGCGCGTGGCCGATCCACGCGCAAAGTTCGTGACTCACCCTCACCCAGCCCTTCACGCTCACCATCTCCTAGAGGAAGATCCTCCGCACCACGACCACCTTCTGGTCGGCGTAGTGTTAGCCCGCTGCATGCACCTAGTGCCACAAGCGTGCCTCGCCCGGTAAGCGCACCCAAAACTGCCAGCCCACCGGTCTCTCCTAAAGAGATCGTGGACAAATGGTATAAAAACTTCAAGATCCGAATCTCCGAGAAGATTGAGGACAAAATTCGCCCTACAGGTCTCCCTTATCAAACTGTACCCGATAACCTTGACGGTGTAAACCCGCATGGTGTGTTGGCGGCGTTCCGCGTTGCCGCAACCGTATGGGGTATTTACCGTCTGTGGTCCAAAGGGTGCCGTTTTGTTGATCTGCTATGGGGTTCTCATCGAGATGAGACTGTCATAGCTTCCTTAAACACTGCCCTTACTAAGGCAGGGTTCTTCGGAGATATTCTTGTTGTTAACCGTGTACATGGCCATGTCATCCCATTGGACGTTGATCGACGCCCGAATGTGGGATTGACGCGTGGAGCTGTTGGAGCTCTGGTCATGGATGTGTACCAGTGTGGTGACCGATTCAATCCACAAAGCCTAACACCAGTTCATTTGGCGTCATTAGGTTATGAGCATATTGTGTGGATTGGTCATCCTTTTCTCGGCTTTTACGGTGCTATTGACACCGCAGTTTGGGTCCGCGAAGGCGCGCACATTAAATGGCAACCTGATGCTGTCAATCCCATGTACCCTCCCCATTTACCGGCAGACTCCATGCATTCAATGGGTTCTACAGGTAGTGTTGCTTGGGCTATCAAACACACATGGAATTTAGCAAATCGCGTGGTGTATCATGCAGTGGTCTTTGAACCATCGACCATTGAGGCGTCATTTTCTCTCTCTTGCCATACCACCCATGGCACCATGACACTTGAAATTCCCGACCATGCTGCAGTTAAAAATGCATTGGAGAAATTCAAATTGCGGTGGTTGCTATCTGACCTCATCAATTATGGTCTGGAGAAGTTTCCGCTTATGCAGGATTTCTTACCTCGCAAAGTCGTCAAACTTAATCAAGCGCACTATGGTGCATTACAGGAGTTTCTAGCGGGCAAATCGATGAATTTTTATGTCTTTTCAATCGCCTACGCAAAAGCAGTGACCCTTATGGATGCCGATCCAGTTGTTCGAGCTGTAAAAGCAGTTTTTCCCCACTTCTTTGAAAACTATGCGTTGGATTTAACAGTGGCTGCTATCACGGCCAATATTCGTGATCGAGCCACGTTGATGTCTAGTGTACAAGCTTCTTATGCACCAGATATGGTGACACTTAATTCAGCATTGCGTAACATTGACACTCCCACAGCTCCCACACCTCTTTCTGGGTTGAAAGTATTGCTGCTCTTTTTAGCGGGAGCAGCATTTCTCTATAGTCGTAAGAGGGCCTATTCTGGGACGTTGGCTAGCTTCGATGTTCACCAGCTTGTTGCGACGGCTCAACAGACAGTGGTCGACATCGCCACACGAGTGGAGACAAATTGGCTCATCACGCACCACGCGCGACAGTTGTTTCGTAGCGCGTGGAGTCCGTTGGCAAAATTGCAGGAGTTTATAGTGGTAGCGAAAATGCGCTCCCACCCTGTGGAAACCACACAACTGCTGAAGAGAGCGTGTCAAGTAATAAGCCACATCAACCCGGAGATGAAAGAGTCGAAGGTGTTGCGTCAAGCCACACGCGATCTTGCCCGTATGCGAACAGAAGAGTTCGTCGGAGATGTGATGATTACCCCAGTCGTAGAAGAGTTGGTAAAACGCGTAGCTGGTCCAAGGTGGAAGACACCTTTGAGTGTCGCGCTAGCGTTCTTTGATTGCATAGCTTTGCAAGATGACCCTATTGCAGGCCTAATGAGGACGGCGATCCATGCTTGTCTTCACCGGACGTTGGCGGAAATGCCACTAGGTCAAGCAATCATTAGCCATATGTCCTACAATTTGGTGGTTGGCTATGTTATGCCATATTTCAGAACCGGTGTGTTCAGTCAATTGTCGACGGGTATAGTCACCTGGTGCCTCAAAAGGTCGAAATTCCTCACCGGTCTAGGACTCGGTGCCCTTGTAGTCTTAACTTATTGTGGTTTAGCACGCATGCTTTCTGGTAGAGGTGCGCTGAAGCAATTGAAGACCCCCCACCCGCTGGTGTCCCACATACGTGAGATAGGCGAAGAGACTAAAAGATCAACACGACGTCGTCCAGCAACGCGGCGCCAGCACAGCGAAATTGAGGATATGACAATGCAATTTGAGGACTTGTCAGTAAAGCGCAATAGACTCATGGAAGCGAAAGAAGAATTGAGCTTAGTGCCTAGTAACTTCCCAATAGCGCCGATGAAATTGGAAGCCAATGCATGTTCGATGGATCGGTTTTTGGCTGAACAAGCATTTGTCCCGGCAGCACAATGCGGGGATCTTGCGCGTCCGATTAGAGCATTATGGATAAAAGTGGTTGATAACATACCAAACGAGGAACCAGACACACCTGCAGACCTTGGATATTACCAGTGGTTTTCCCAACCAGTACCTCTGTATCGCCCACGCGTATCGAACACGAACTTAAAAGCTATGGTTTACAACCGCTTAACTCGCGATGTACCTACAGTTGACGCTGATGAATGGCGAGTAGCCACTTTGCTGGTCCTGCATCGTGCTTCAACCGGTACGACTCCACGGTTTTTGGATAGTAGAGGAAGTTGGCCATTGCAGGATTATGAAACGGGAGATGTTGTTGATGATCACAATCTAGATGCCAAAGTCTATGGGAACTTGAGAGTCTTTTCGCACTTAGCTTTACAGACCTTGGCTGACAATGAACTGCTATTAGATGGTTATGACTGCGATGATTTGGATCGCATCACCGACCTAAATCAGGTTATGTTGAGTTTTGAAGACACAGCCATGGAATACATGGGACAATCCCCTGCGATATATCAAAAACATGTGATTTGCAGTTGTCCCGAAGCACAAACCACTGCGTGGCTCTTCACGGCTTCATGGGAGGAAAGGTTCCAAGAATGGCTTAAACACGTCGACCAATCAAAAAGACCTCGGTACGTGAGCGCAGCAAAGAGTCTAAAAGACCAGTTCCTAACACATTTGGACAAAGAGGTCAATATGGTCCAGGTCAACATCAAGCACGATGAAGTCTTAATCAAATATCCGGACACGGGAGTGTTGGAGTACCCGAATTTGACAAAGAAGACATTTATCCCTAGACCTATACACAATGTTGACCCGAAAGTCACTGTCCAAGTTGGGGTTGAATTGTATCCAGTGGTCGAGTATTTCAAGTCGCATTTTCAATTTGCATTGTTAGCGTATCAGGATCGATATCCCGTCACTGGTACGATGGGTGCTGGTCTCACATCGGAAGAGTTGTCATGTTGGTATGCAGTGGCAACTAGATCACCTGGTTGGCACTTATTAGTGGCGGGCGATGATTCACTAGTGGTTTTCACAGTTGAACCAGTTCGCAGCTTACAATGTGAGCACACTCCTGACTCGATGGAGTGTTACTTCTTTGAAGGCGACCTTAGCCAATGTGATCATACGAATGGGGGGGCAGCGCTGCTCAATGAGTACACCATTTTGAGAGCATTTGGTTTGAATAGAACCACAATAAAGATACTCTACGCGAATTCCTCTGCTAATTTGTTGGTGGGGTTGCGCAACAAACCTGGTGAACATATTAAAATCCATCGCGGACCTGAGCGAAACACTGGGGGGACAGACACCACGATTGGCAACACCTGTACTGTGCTCACAGCCTTGCTCTATGCTATTTTGTCCACGTCCGATGAAGTGGCCAAGTTGCGTGAGCAGACAGGTGTCACATGTATATGCCCTAATCATGTTACTCTTGGGTCGGAGGATTTTGTCACTGTGATGGTGTTAGGCCTATCAGAACACTTCGCGAAGCTTGGTTTGGATCTCAAGGTGCGAGGCTGTGCAGTGAAGACCGATGATTTCTCGTCATCCACGATGCTGCCTACATTTTTGAAAGGGGTCTGGTATCCTATTGAACCATTGTCAGCACTCAATTGTTGTCCAGCGTATCAAGAGATATTTCTCACACG